AGGAATTAATGGAATATATTAATGAATATATTTCCGAACCCCGTAAAGAAAAATTATTAGCGTTCTATGAACAATATGCCGAACGTATAATGTTAATGCCTGCTGCGCATAAAAAAGAATATCATAATGCTTTCCCCGGAGGATATGTAGAACACGTTTTACGCGTTATTCGATGTGCTATTAAGCAAGCTACATTATGGGATTCTGAAGGATGTGATATGACTACATTTACAACTGAAGAATTAATATTTTCAGCCCTGAATCATGATTTGGGTAAAATGGGGGATGAAGAACAAGAAGCTTATATCCCTCAAACAGATAATTGGAGACGTGAAAAATTAGGAGAGGATTATATGTTTAATACTAAAGTCCCATTTGCTTCAGTTCCCGATAGAGGTTTATTTATGTTACAGTCACATGGTATCCAATATACATTTAATGAGATGGTTGCTATTCAGACACATGATGGTTTATATGATAAGGCAAATGAAAAATATCTTATGGCTTATATGCCAGAACAAAAACCTAGAACATCTCTACCTTTCATCTTACATCAGGCCGATTTAATGGCAGCACGTATCGAATTTGAACGTGAATGGTTACCTAAGTTAAAAGAGGACAAAAAGTCCGTGGATGCCGGGAAGGGGAATTATACATTGGGGAATAAACCCAACATGTCTAAAAAGACATCAACTAAAGCAAAAGCTCTTGGATCATTTAAGAGTGAAGGTTTAAAAAATATATTTGATAGTTTATGATAGTAACAGTAGTAATTAGCGTATTAGCAGTATTAGTAGTAATCTTAGGATTTACAACTTACAACCTTCTTAGAAAAAATGAGAAACAAGAAGATATAGTAGCAGGTTATTTAGCTTATTTAGATAGTCTATCTCGCACAATTGAAATTTCAGATAAAAAATTGAAAGAATTAGATCGTGGAGGTGTATTTGAAAAGGATGATGAAGTTGGAGTTATATTTCAAGCAATATTAAAAATCCAAGAGATCCTAAATGAGTTTAACATTAGAAAATCCAATTAAAGTGCCTAAAAAACGAGTTAGTAAGAATTATTTTACCCAGGAAACTGAGGATGCTATCGTTTTGTACAATAATACAACTGACTTTGGAATAAGAAGTCAAATTTATGAAGACAAGATACACTATGCTTTCTTCAAATTAACACAAAATATAATCCATACGTTCAAATTCTATCATACCGAGGTAGAAAATTTAGAACATCTACAACATGAGATTATAGTGTTTTTATTATCAAAAATCCACCTATTTGATCCTAGCAAAGGTGCCAAAGCATATTCTTACTTTGGTACCATTGTTAAGCGTTGGTGTATACTTTATAATGATAAAAATTATAAAAGTAAAATCAAAAAAGTATCAACGGATGAATTATTAAAAGATGATACACATTCATATACCATAGAAACATCAAGTGTTAACGATAAGTTATCTAAATTTATGGATGAATATGTAGAATTTGTTAGTTTAAACATATATGAAATATTCCCTAAAGAATTCGATGCTAAGATTGCAGATGCGGTTTTAGAGTTGTTTCGTAAACGAGAATCAATTGATGTATTTAATAAAAAAGCATTATACATCTACATCCATGAAATGATCCCAGAGGTAAAAACCCCAAAAATTACCAAAATTTCAGGAATACTTTATGGAGTATTTAAGAAAAATTATCTATTTTATTTAGATCAGGGATATTCCCATTTTCAACTCTAGTAATTTTCTATATTTATACCCAAAAGTACTTATATGAGTAATTTAGAATCAAACGTTTGGGGTAAGAAAACATTTTCTGATATCCTAAAAGAAATATACGATAACCAAAAGAAAAAAGAAGTCCAAATATCTGCTTTGATAGGTGAGTTAAAACCACTTATTAACGATATTGGTGATGCTACATTAATAGTTCCATTAATTAAAGAATATATGGAATTAGGAATTAAAAATGATGAACAGCTAGTTAAAATGGCTACTATCATTCAACGTGCCGTTGCTTCTAATAAATCAGAGGAAGAAGGATTTGGTATGACCGAAGACGAAAAAGCACAATTATTATCTGAAGTTAAAAAATTTAACCCTAAAGACTAATGGGATACGGAAAGTTTGGTTTTCCTTCTATGACGAATAAGGCTTTAGGAAGTCCTAAAGACCTTGATTTTAGTGGTGCTCAAGGTGGTCAAATCTTGTTAAGGGTAACAGACATTATTTTAGATGAAAATCACCCAAAATATAATAAGGGTTTATCTCAATTAGGAACAATTGAGGGTAATAAAATAAGTCCTGATGGAACTGTTGATACTAAAATTATCAATGCTAACCCATCACCAAATGGAATGTTTAAATATCCAACTGTAAATGAATATGTTGTAGCTTGGAGAACAGTAAGTCCAAATGAACCCTCAGGTATGTGGGTATATGGAAATCCTGTTTCTGTTTGGGGTATTTTAAGTCCAAACGTAAGTCCATTTCCAACAAGTACTTTAGATTTAACACCACCATCCCAAAAATTAGATTATACACAAGTTGAAGCTGGTGCTTTTAATGTTGTAGATAATACGGTTCAAGAAATATCATTCAATTCACCCAATGCTCCATCACAAGCTACGTTTATTGAAAAAACAAATATCCATCCATTAATGCCTTTTATGGGTGATATAATTTATGAAGGTAGATGGAGTAATAGTTTACGATTTGGTAGTACAACTAAATCAAAAAGTACTTACAGAAATAATTGGTCTACATCAGGTAAAAATGGTGATCCTATTACTATACTTAGAAACGGTCAACCTAGAAATGCTACTGATTTTGGAGCTGAGCCAATAACTGAAAATATTTCGAATGATTTATCTTCTATTTATTTAACTTCATATCAAAAATTACCTTTTAGTATAGCTAATGAAAATTTCTTATCATATACTACTTCACCAACTATACCATCTTCTTTCACATCTCCCCAAATAATTGCAAATTCTAGTAGGGTAATAATAAATGCTAAAGATGATAGTGTATTAATTAGTGGTCAAAAATCTGTTGGTATATCATCAAATGATAGTGTTAATATAGAATCAAAACAAGTTTATATTGATAGTACAGATATAAAATTGGGTTCCGTAAATGCCTCACAACCAGTTTTAAAAGGAAACGACACCGTAGAATTATTAAAACAACTTACAACAATAATGCAAGGACTTTCTCAAATACTCCAAGTAACCCAAATATACCCAGAAGGTGTTCCTATTCCAGATGCTGCTAGTTTGGTTATTTCTGGTCAAGCAAATGATGCTTTAAAAGCAATAATGAATCGTCTTAATGATGATAAAAATGGTATTAAATCAAATTTTGTAAAAGTTTTATAATGGCAGGATTTGATTTAAACGGAATAGGTGGAATAAAAGATAAATATTCTACAAATGCTATAGATGCTTTAGTAAGTGATTCTAATTTATTAGATATTACTCAAAATAAAGATCTTCAATCATTAATTTTAAAAACAGCAGCTAAATTATTATCCCTAATAAAAATCCCAGATGATAATCCTCTCCAATCAGTTTTACCAAAATCAACTCTTAGTGAAGAAGAAAAAAAATTTGATGTAAATCCTGATGGTAAATTAGATAAACAAGAAACTAAAGCTAAATTGATTGCAGATTTTAAAACTCAATTAGAAAAAACAGTTTTAGGAAAATATAATTTAACTGTGGATCAACTAGTTGAATTTAAGAATTTAACTAAAGAAGAAAGAAAAAAAGCTATAGAACAATACGTAGCTGATAATCCAAAAACCCAAGCAGTTTCAGGAGCTATATCAACCCAAGCAAGTTTATTTAGTTCACTTATAGATAAACAATTAAGTGCTGGTAAAGAATTATTTGATTTAGTTAAAAAAGATGATCGAATATATGTTTCTGGAGTAGTGATAGATGAAATAACTGGAGATCCTATTAAAGGGGCTAAAGTTACTTTTTCATCACCTAATTATGAACCTTCAAGTAATTTTACTGATATTACAAATAGAAAAGGTACATTTACTATTGAGATTCCAAAATTAAAAGAAGGTCAAGCTCCTTTACCTCAATTAACACCTGAGGAAATGGCACAGGTAAATAGTGTATTAAATGCTTTTAATGGAAGACCAAATCTTCCTATCTCATCCACTTCTTCTTTTAATACACCAATTACTAATAACCCTATATTAATTCCATTTAATGGATCCATTTATATTCCTTTTCCAATTGATGAAAATCTCGCTACCCCAGTAGTTGAAACAACACTTACAGGATCAAATATAACATCTTCAGCTAACCCCATTATGCTTCCTGATCTTTCAGGTTATAGTTTATATACTGCTAAAGATTCTACTGGTACTCCAACCCAACCATTATATACTGGGGTTACAGATTTAAGTGGATCATTTAGTTTTAATATTCCTCAAGACGCAGAATATATTACCCTTTCAAAAGGTAGTGGAACTAACATAGTATTATACAACACATATAATACTTCTGAATTGAATCTTGAAGAACCTAATCTTATTGAGGTTCCTAATATTCAAAGTAATTCTACTACTTTATCTAATTCAACAATCCAAACCCCAGAAATTTCAATCAATTCTCCTTCTGAGGATACAATAACAGTTGAAAAATCAAAATATTCAAAAGGTAATTTCCCTCCATATAAAGGAGATGGTACTATAAAAAATAAGGTAGTTTTTAAATTAATACCTATTATTAAATCTTTAGAAGTAGAAAAAATAAATGCTTTATTACCTAATTTAGCAACTACTCAAGAAATAACTAAGAGTAAAAAAGATGCTAAATGGTACCAAAATGAAAAATTAGCTCAAGTATCTAGAGAACTT